GTCTGCTTCCCTATCAACATAAGACCTAAAGGATATGTATGTCTCATAATCGCCGAAGGACTCGAGTTTATCCCGGGCCACAAGGCAGTTATGTAGATTTCGGTACTGCAGGCGTTCGCGCCGGAGTTGCTGGAATCAGCATCTGCGACGATAACGTTCTGGAGGGAGATGGTCATGACTTCGAGATCGTAAGATCCGCGGTCAAAGGTGGCATTCTAAATGTCACTGCTGATGGTAATAACCGTTACACTGATATGAATAATTTTCAGTGTGACGCGTATATTGCTTACCAGCATGATTACATCTCTTTACCGATATATCCGGATATGCCCTCCAACTCGGCATTGGCCACGCTCGTTAAGAGCAGGACCAATCCGTCACGTGCTACCGTATCCATCCCCGCGTTCTTGGGAGAACTCAAAGACTTACCTGACTTAGTCAGGCGAGCCGGTGAGACTGCTTTGAGCAAGGTTGGATCGCAAATCATTCAATACAAATTTGCAGTAGCACCTTTCGTTGGTGATATTATGAAGATGCTAGACTTCCAGACTGCTACAGATCGTAGGGTCCAGGAGTTGAAACGTCTCCATAGTAAGGGAGGGTTAAGGCGTAAAATCCGCTTGTGGAAGGGATCGCAGGTAATCGACAATAACAACACTGGCCTCCAGAATTGGAGGTATAGTGTTCCAACTGTTCGAAAAACTGTTGTCACTTCATACATCGATGGATGGGCGAAATGGCTACCAGCCGTTCCGTCTATCGTAACCGATGCGGACTTGCAGCGTCAAGCTATCTATGCCATCCGTGGTATGTCCCCTAAATCAGGTTTACTGAATAGTGGGACTATTGCGGATGCATGGCAACTTCTGCCATGGTCATGGTTAGCTGACTGGTTTGGGAATGTGGGAGATTATCTCGACACATTTCGCAACACAGTTGACGCTAATTGCGTGGACATATTAATAATGACCACGCATGAGTACGAAGTTACCGATACTGTCCAAAAGCACTTACTCCAACAAGGAGTGAGTTGTACTGATGGAACTCTGTACGGTATACGAAAGATTCGTACTCGCGCTACGCCGGGTCTTGCTGCCCAATTGCCCTTCTTAAGTTCGGGGCAATTGTCGATACTCAGTTCGCTTGCTGCTCAAAAGTGGCGTAAATAGCCGCTGAGGGCAGATACTACAAACGAACTGAATAAGGAGAAGTGTTTTGTTCACTGATACTGTCACGATTACTGTGAATTCCGTCGCTAAGGTCCTTACCAGGATCAATCAGGACAAGTACTCGTCTGAGTACCTTCTGAGAGAAACTGATGGAGACTTCAAGCTTCGGTTGCGGCATACATCCTATACGGATAAAGCTCGACCGTCGAAGGTCATTGACCGACACAACGTTGAGCTCGTCCAAACGGTGTATGCAACAAGCACAGTGGCTAAGCTGGAGCGTAAAGCCTACATGGTTCTCGAAAATGAGAATTCTGATGGGATCACTGCTCCTCTTAACTTCGACCTTGGATTTGCAGCGTTCTTTTCGAGCGCGAACATAACCAAGCTTCTGAACTGGGAATCCTAACCGCAAGGATTAGGGCCAACAGATTCAGACACCTACGCCTTCAACAAGCATGGGTGATCGTGGCTTATATCGGTGACGTGAATTATTACACCCTTAAAGGAGGCAATAATGAAAAGTCACGTAAGTACACTTCTTCAAGTCGCAATCGGTGTCTGTGAAGACATTCGATTGGCATACCCCGAGTATGGGGGAGTTGATAGAGACATCTGTCGACTATCCCTTTACGCTCGAACACGCGGTCTTGGGTTCTTTACCCTCGACTTACCTACTCTTGATGCTGCCCTTCTGGGTGGTCTCAAGACAGGACGCCTTGCTCTCGGAGGCCCTCTGATGAAGAGGGTTTCTAAGAAAGTCAAAGTGCCGAGATTTCTCTCGGGGCTTTGGTTGCGTGTGTTCGATAGTAACTCATGTTTGCGTGCTGAGGCCGACCCAACTGCAGTCTTGTTCCTTCGTCAAATCTTTGACTTAGGTAAGAAGATTGAGGTGGAGTGTTCTACCGATAGAGTCAATCAGACTGTAAAGGAGTACACTTATGTCGAACAATCCATCCGAAAACCCACATTACAGTGGGCTATGGATGAATTGGATCCTGATTTCAGCATTCGGTGCCTTCACTTTTGTGACGGCTTGGATGCTGATAGTCTTCCTCTTTTCACAGAAGGAGAACAATTCTCCCAAGTGGAACGAAGTCGACTTAAGGACCTCTGCACCCGCCTCCACAGAGTCTGTGACGCGGTTGCCACCAGGATCGGCTACTACAATCCAACGGAATATTCCGACGGAAAATATAACGCCGATCGAGGAAGTGGTTTCAAACATGGTCCGGGAGCAGTAACTGACCTTCCGGAAAGTCGATTTAAATATGACTTTCCAAATTGGCCAGCTAAGCTAGAGCATCACTTCCCGTATGACTACTGTGGTTCTTCAACCATGGAAATCTACGGTGATGTGTATCCATGCAACCATGAACCTCCG